ACGAAATAACTAAAGAACAATTTGCATCTCTTATGACATCAATTAAGCAGTTTGGTGAACCAGGCTTCTTCTTTGTTGACGATAAAGATATTACAACTAATCCATGTGTTGAAATCGGAATGTATCCTCAGATTGAGGGTAAGTCAGGCTGGCAAGGCTGTAACCTAACTGAGATCAATGGCGGTCAATGTGATAATGAAGAAACATTCTACAAGGCATGTCGTGCAGCTGCTATCCTAGGTACGCTACAAGCAGGTTATACAGACTTTAAATTCCTCTCACCTACATCAAAGGCTATCTTTGATCGTGAAGCACTATTAGGAGTATCAGTTACAGGTTGGATGAATAACCCAAAGACACTTTTTGATGAAAAGATTTTACAAAAAGGAGCTGAAATTGTCAAAGAAACAAATAGAGAAGTGGCTGGATTACTTGGGATTAACCCTGCTGCTCGTACTACTTGTGTTAAGCCTTCCGGGAATGCCTCTGTCCTATTGATGACTGCTTCTGGTATTCATGCTGATCATGCACCAATGTATATCCGTAATATTCAGTTAAACAAAGATACTGAAGTTGCAAAGCTTATCAAGAGAATAAATCCTAACATGGTAGAAGAGTCTGCATGGTCAGCAGGTAAGACTGACTACGTAGTTTCTTTCCCTGTTGTTGCTAAAGAAGGTTCTATCTTCAAGGATGATCTTATTGGTATTAAGCATTTAGATTTGATTAAGAGAGCACAGGAGTTCTGGGTCAATGCTGGAACAAATATTGAAAGATGCGCTCATCCCGGCATACGTCATAATGTTTCTAATACTGTCATTGTTGACAACTGGGATGAGATCGAAGATTATGTATATAAAAATCGCGATTATTTTGCTGGTATTTCATTTCTACCAATGACAGGTGATAAGGATTACTTCCAAGCACCAAACACTCAGGTGTTAAATGCAGCCCAGCTTACTGAAAAATATGGTGCAGGGGCAATCATGGCATCTGGTCTTATTGTTGAAGCATTAAAGTCATTTGACAATCTTTGGCTTGCATGTATGACTGCAAACGGCTGGGGTGAAGATCTATCTGCAGATAATCATCAGAATACTCTTAAGAAAGATTGGATTCGTAGATTTAAAAAGTTTGCTACCAATTACTTTAATGGTGATATCAAGAAGGCTGAATACTGCTTTAAGGATGTATATCTACTCCATAAGTGGGAAAAGATCCAACAGACTATTCTAGATATTAAATGGGAAGATGAATTGAAAGAAGTTAAGTATATTGATGTTGATACTATTGGATCTGCTGCTTGTGTGGGTGGCGGATGCGAACTATTCTAACACCTTGCATAAAAATATGTAAATTAGATCCTACCGCAGAGTTTTGTATAGGCTGCGGTAGGACAAAAAAACAAATAAAAGAATGGCGTATATATACAGATGATCAGAAAAAATCGATCATAGAACAACTAAAGGATAAGAGAAATGGATTGGGAGCAAATTGTTGATATAATCTCCAGCACTGTACAGAATACCGATATCCGTAGAATTTTGTACGATAGAATGTTAGAAAGCCTCTCCTACAGTGAAGAAGATCTTAGACAGGCATTAGATATTGATCTTATTTTTGATGAGGTCGCAGCTAACTATATAGAAGATGAGGGTGTAGAAGACGAAGACGATTATAATTATGATTATGAAGATGATGAATGATAATAGTAGGGATTGATTATAGTTTAACTTCACCATGTGTATGTGTTTGTGATTCTAAAAATTTTGGTTTCTCAAAGTGCAAATTTTATTATTTAACGGATAATAAAAAACTAAGTATAGATTTTGATAATATACAAGGTGAGTTACATGATGACCATTACAGTGACGAGCAAAGATATTTTAATATTGCTAAGTGGGCAATTAATAAGATTCCTGAAGATGCCAAAGTGTACATGGAAGGATACTCAATGGGATCGACAGGTAGGGTGTTTAATATAGCCGAGAATGCAGGTTTACTTAAACACTTTCTGTTTAGAAGGTGCTATGATTATACTATAGTCCCTCCTACAGTGATAAAGAAGTATGCTACTGGTAAAGGAAACGCTAACAAGCAACTTCTACAAGACGTGTTTGAAGAAAACACTGGATATAATATCAAGAAGAAGTTAGCATTAACAGATAAGCAATGGAATCCTTCTTCTGATATAATTGATAGTTATTTTATTTGTAAATATGGATATGAACAGGAGACTAAAAATGTGGACATTTATTAAAGAATTGTTAGGTATAGGTTTAACTAATGATGAACAGGTTACTCCTCCTACAATCGCAAAGGTAGAAGCAAAAACTACAACTGCTTCTACACCAGAACTTAAGGAAGTAGAAACAAAGATTGCAGAAGCTATCAAGGCTGAAGCAAAACCAGCTAAAAAAGCAAAAGCAGCTGCTCCAAAGGCAAAAGTAAAGAATACAAAGAAGAATGCAAAGAAGTGATGAACAAATAAGGGTCTGTGCTGAGGCAGGTAGTAATGTACCTGTAGTGGTTGGTAACTGTCCTAAATGCGGTTCAGGTAACAGATCCTTAGTTCTCACAAACTTTGCTTTAAACGGTAGAAACCCTTCTGCAAGTATGGTATACTTTAAGTGTATTGCTTGTATGAGTGTTATAGAAAAATTAATAACCGAAGTTTCAGAGGATGATTGATTATGGCAGCTAGTAAAAGAAAGACATACGTTTCAAAAGGAAAGTATGGAAGTGTTTCTAGAGAAACAGTTAAAGCTATGAGACGCGATCGTACATATACTGATAAGTTATCTGCTCAGCTTAAGCAATGGGCAAGAGGAAGAAAGACAATGGTAACTATTCCTAACCCTAATAAAAATGAAACCAATAAACCTTTTATTAGAGTTGAAGGCAATCATCCTGCAGCTTTTGGACCATGGAAAAGATCAGATAAAGATATGGGAATAAGGATGTCAAATGATTGAGGTATATGGTAAACAGAATTGTAATTGGTGTGTGAAAGCTAAAGAATTACTTAACAGTAAAGGTATCAATTACAAATACTATTCAGTAGGTGAGGATGTAGGTCTCACAGAAATAACTGAAATGTTTCCAGGAGTGAGAACGGTACCGATCATTACAATTGATGGCAAACGTATTGGTGGTTATGAAGAATTGAAAGAATATCTTGAGGAGACAGCCGGTGGATACGGTGATGGAGCTATCTAAAACTAACGTTATGAATATGCTACATTCAGGTATTGTAAATATTAAATTTACAAAAACTGATGGTTCTGAGCGTGATATGAAATGCACGCTTATGGATGCATTTATTAAACCTCATGAAAAGAAAACAGATCGTGATAAAAAAATAAATGAAAATATTATTTCAGTATGGGATGTAGATAAAGAAGGTTGGCGTTCTTTTAGATTTGACTCAATTATTAGCATTAATAAATAATATTATAAGCATTTTCTTAAATTGCTAATAATAGGAATAACGATGTCAGATCCAATATCTACACCGCTAATGGCTAAACTTATGACTGGTCTTGGCGGTCTTATCGGCGGAGTGTCATTCATGGCATTTTATAAACCTTGTAACGTTTGGGATGCTGCTGTTAGATCAGGCCTTAGTGTTATGACAGCTATCGTGTTCTCTCCAGTTCTTATAGAATGGTTAAATTGGAATCCTACTTCAGATAACATGATTGCAGCATCTGTAGTTGTTGGATTTGGAGCATGGAGCATCTTATCATTCACTGCTCATACATTGGTTGGATTACAAGACGAAAAAGTTGAATTGAAGTTACCAAAATCGGTATTTAAAAAACAAGATTGATTCTTTTATTATAGGTTTGTTATGGAAAGAAATGAATTAAGTAAGAACGCAAGAGGCGGCTCTGAGCTAATGCAAGAGCGCCTCTATCGCGACCTACCAAAAGATCTACTCGATAAATTTCAGATTATTTTATCACGTGTGAGAGATATTAATCCAGATAAAAAACGTATTCTCTGGTTGCATGATCTCCCTTTTGATCCAGAGTCAGAACATTTAAAAGATCCAGAAAAGCTTAAAAGATTTGATAAAATAGTTTGCGTTTCTGACTGGCAAATGCAGTTATATAATCTTGCATCTAACGTACCTTACAGTCAATGTATTGTTTTAAAAAATGCAATTGAACCTATTGAAGTAGGTAAAAAAGAATATAATGGTACTGTTAATCTTATTTACCACACTACACCTCATCGTGGTTTAGAAATATTAGTACCAGTATTCGAAGAACTGTGTAAAATTCATGACAATATACATTTAGACGTTTATTCTTCTTTTAGTGTGTATGGTTGGAAAGATCAAGACATTAGATATAAAGAACTTTTTGATCGCTGTCGAAGTAATCCAAAAATAACATATCATGGTGGTGTTTCTAATGAAGAAGTTAGAAAAGCATTA